CCTATTTAAATAAGCACACTAAGAATAAGGTATTAGGTAGTGGGCGCACAACACAGCTCCCACTAGGCCACTTATATCTTTATAAAGACATTATGATCAGCTCGGTACTTTCTGCAGAGAGAACGCCTCCACTGATGTCTTTATTAACAGGGACTCGATAGACCTAGGTAGCTGTCTAGGGTATAGTGAGATAAAGCTAGTAAAACTGGTGCCCGACCTAGCTCTTAGTGTGCTTTTTTAAGTAGATTTAGGAAGAGTACGCTAAATGTGTGCGTAGGACCCGATATTCTGTAAGGGTCAGTTGGTTAAACTCCAACCTCTTCCACCAAATTTAAGTAGGAAGGGTATGCAAGCGGTTAAAGCTGTCAGACTGTAAATCTGATCCTCGGGGTTCGTTGGTTCAAATCCAACCCCTTCCACCAATTTTTGGAGTGGTAGTTCAATTGGTTAGAACGCTGCCCTGTCACGGCAGAGGTTGTGGGTTCAAGTCCCATTCATTCCGCCAAATTTAAAAGGAGTTTTAATATGCAATTTAACAATACAGTTCAAAACACTTGGAGGTCAGAAGGACTATTTCATGTTCTTCCGTCTCTCGCTCTATACCATAACGAAGATATACTAACAGATGACTATGGTATTATCTTCAGTTGGCTCTTTCTGTCTATTGCTTTCGAAGTCTGGACAGATATTTGATCATAACCGATAACTTTTTAGAAACCATACCTGATCTTGACTTTCAGGATAATCGAAGTTATTGGTCAGAGCCATTCCCCTTTTCCCCTTCAACTGTCTGTGGAGATCTTGCAGAAACTATTGGGATAGAATGGTGGTGTACGTCCCTCTCGCCTAAGGATACTATAGAAGATCTAGCATCCGCGGGCAACGTTTCCCTTTTCTGGCATCGAGATGATGATTGTTTAGACGGTCATCTTCCTCTTGGTGGTGGAGTTCTCTACATTCTCGATGGCCCCGTTGAAGGCGGTTTACTACTTCCTTGGAACATTGAGCCTGTTCACAATCGTTTCGTATCCTTTGATGTCACAGAATTACACGCAGTCTCTGAAGTATTCTCTGGAGTCCGTAATTCTCTTACTATCAACTTTTGGGATAAAAAAATACTAGGTATAGCTGATAGGCCCATCCCTTGGGCATAAAAAAATCTTGACATTCATCTAGTCAGTATGCTATTATATATAAAGATTTTGGCAACAAAGTCAGACCGCGCAGTAACTTACAACATTACCTATCTAAATCAAACAGTTACGAGATTATGTAACGATGACAGAGACACTGGTTCGGGACACGGATTAAAGGAGTGTCCCGAAAGGAAGTGTTACTTTGTCATACCGTGTTCAACCTAAGAACGTGACTGTATCCCCACGGGAACGAATCAATTACGAAAGTCCCTGTTTCGGGATTAAGCGGATGACTGATTGTGGTCTACCGACTTAAAATCTACAAAGCCTTTTTATTTACCTGCCCCTTTTTTGCCTGTAATAACCTCACTCTGCTAAGAATAAATTTTGATAAACTTATCTTTGGAAGGGGAAAGTTTGCACTAGCCGAACAGGTGGACGGCCCCGCGGCGGCGGCTATGGTATATAAAAGTCGTGGTTTCCTATAGTCTCTAGATATTTATACTTTAGAAGCCCCGGTTGAGCGAAAAACAACGCTTTTGTTGTGGGTTCTTCTGCTGTATATGATGCCGCCGACAGTGCTACTCGCATTGCGGGGTTATGTGGTATTCCAAGAGCTGAGAGCGGTAGTTGCTGTCTGATAAGAGGCCAGCTTTCAAACTGACCACTCTCAGCAACTACTTCACAGGTATGATTTGGCCAGCGTGGGTCATTGCGACGATTCCACACTACAGAAGCCACTGCTTGTTGTCCTTCTAGAGGTTCACCCCTACTCTCAAAGTAGACGGCCAGAGCTACACATAGAACCTCAAGCATCGTCGAGCATATACTTCAGAACTTCCTTCGGGGCTTTTTCAAGTCCTTCCAGTTTCTCAAGAGCCCAACCATTCTTCTCACTGAGTTGATGAACTATTTCTAGTTTTGTTGTGGGTGCTTCACCTCGTTTTGTAAGGTAAATCTTCTTTTCATAAACTCCCAGACGCGAAAGTTTACCGATGATGCTACGTCGGGATTTATGAAGCTGGCCAGCCAATTCGTCGATGACGAACTGCTTGTCCTCGGCCCCGCTGTAGACTTCTAACAGATAATTCTCTTCTTCTTTGGTGTACATTAGAAAATAAACTCCAGTTGTTCAGGTAATCGAAAGTGTTTAGCGAGTTTTGTTACTTCATATGGAGCCATTTCTAGCTGAAGCACATCATACTCGAACATGAGAGCTTGAATTTCCTCGTGGATCTTGTTCGCTTGTTCTGTTCTCTGGGTAGCAACCTCAAGTATTTCTTTTAGTCGCTTTAGTCGAGGGCTTTCGGGAAATTCAATCACAGTCATATTAGCCATTATACTACGATGACCTCACTCTGTCAAGAACTTTTTTCTCGATGTGCCCTACAATAATGTCCCAATCAATGAAGTCAAAATCCGTAGGCTGTATCGTGTGGGACTCTCCTCTTACGCCTTGAAATGCTTTAGACATTTTTAAAGCTACTTCAAAACTAGAATAAACTCCTGAAACCTTTCCCGAGGAATTATCCGTTACCACAAACACTTTAGTCTTCATTCTCTAAACCTCTGTAGTCTTCTATGTAGTGACAGAAGCTCACATTCTTACCGTTCACTTTAGGGTATCCTTCTACTTCGCTTGCCCACTTACGCACCTCAGGCGACAGCCCATAATCATTCCCACCATACCAAGTAATAAGGTGCTCGGGGATTGCCTTGGGAAACCCATATAGTTTTCCATCGGGCATTATATCCAAAAAAACTTTTCTTAACATGTAGGTGCTCCTACTTCGAAGGCTATTAAACATATTATAAGAATAATTATAATATCCAGTATTCCTCTCTTTTCAAACTTCATATAATCTCCTCTAACGTTGAGTATTCTATTGCGGGTAGAGAAAGGTTTGCTTCCATGTGGTGGATTATCCACTTTACATCTTCCATTGACTCTTCTCTGATTTGTGCCGGTACAGCACTTACAGCGTACAGGCTACCGTCTCCTTGATAGTGGCATTCATGTATCGCATAAGTACTGCCGCATTTTACTATTCTATAGTTCCAATAGCCCGGATATCCTTTCGTCCCTCGTTCCGTGATTCTGATCATTTCCAGTCCAGACGGTCACGGTTGTCCTCTATAAACTGACGAATATCTTCAGCTTGGTCAAGTACTTTCAACCAAGAGTTAGCATATAGAGTTACAGGAAACCTCTGTCCAAGGGCTTTGCCACCTACTTTAATATTGCCTTTGTTACCAAAACCAATAGTAAGTTTATCTTCACCATGCTCTTCTTTTAATCGAGCAATTTCAGCTTTCAACTGTTCTACTTCATTCATATAAATTTCTCCCAATTATTGTTCCAAAATGCTAGAAATGCACGCTCATAACCTCTCGCTTCTATCTCCCAAGGGGAAAACCAATAGTCATCCTCTGGGTCATACCAAATACCTTGGTACGAGTGACGATTAACTCCTAGCTCTAATCCTTCCAGCTCATGTTGCTTAACATGAACCATTTCGTGAGCCATAATCTGCACTAAGTCTTCCTCAGTGCAGGTTTTTAGGAATTCTGGGTGAAGTTCAATCTCATACGTTCCTTCACCAATTGTCACGCAGTACGCATTATCTTCAGGCAAGCACTCTTTTGTAGGACGAACTGTAACGTCTACGTCAAGGTTAAAGTACTGCTCTACCATATTAATAACGCCTCTAGCGATTTCCATCTTTCTCACAAAATACTCCAAATTAAACACACGAATAAAAATACTACTTCATCTTACTACTTTAGCTTATGATCAATAACATCAGAAAAATGCCTAGCAGGTAGCCCGTAAGCATTCCCTTCCAAAACATTATTCTTAAACTGTAATCAGAGCTCATTTCCATCTTTGTCATAAGGCCCTGGATGTAATCTATTAAATTCTTCATAATAAGTCTCCAACTGGTTTTCTGTCAAATACGCCAATAACTCTCGGAACATATACTGGTCACTGTATTCTTCCGAGAGTTTTCTAAATTTATATCTTAATTCTAATGCTCGGCTCATACTAGTTTCGGAACCTTATCAAAGAAAAGTTCCTCACCGTACATGCAGTCAACTATCTCTTCTGCGTCCATGTCTAGGGCAAACTCGTAACCGTCGTTAAGCAACTGCTCACACCACTCGTCTAAACGTGTTTGCCACTGTCGTTCTGTGAAGAACTCGAAGCCGCCGTTTGCTATGTCAAAGGTTACAATCATTATTCATACCTCGGACGTTCTTTAGGAAAGTACTCTACACCTACTTCGTCTCGAACAAGAACCTGTAGATCTACATATCCCCATGCGCCACCGACCATAATATAGTCGTCGTCTGGAACACCATCAGGATCCTTTCCATCAGTAGAGTTATAGCCCATAAGGTACTCTGACTTTACTTTGCACTCGTCGCCCTTGCGGATAGCCTTAGCAGCAGCTTCGGCCTCAACTTTAGACATTGGGCCTAAGCATTCTACTAGCTCACCCGCCATAAACCACCAGCCGCCTTCTTCAGGGCCGCCATAGCATTGGTACGTTTCGTATACATTTACATATTGCATATTTGTCTCCTATTTAATGTACATATTATACCACCTTGAGCTCTTCTTGTCAAATTATTTTTACCGTGAACTTCAATAAATTTGTACGATTTTTATCCGGGGCGGGCTCGCGAGCTGCCAAAATCAAGTAAAATTTTCCCCTATCTATTAAATTTTTCCATAAAAAAAGCCCCTAAGCGGGGCTTTTTGGTTTAAAACTGCGATTAGCTCGGAAGAGCTGCAAGCAGTGCTCGAAGAGAGCGAACGTCGGCTTTGTCAAGCCCCGCCAAGGCTACGGGGCTTGCCCCTGCAGCGTCTGCGATAAGCAGCACAATGTCTGCCTTGGTAATGCGAGGCCCCGCCGAGCTTTTTGTAATAGGCTTGGGCGTGTAAGGTAGGCCTAAGTTTTTAACTTTTGAAATTACGCTTCGCACTGAAAGGCTGTGTGCGTTGGCGAACTCCGACGCGGTCTCATAAGTAAAGGAGCCAGCGGAAGTCATGTCGGATACCATCTTGTCTGTGTAAGCAGTCATATCTTTTTCCTCAAATTGTTTGTCGGTTGTCTGTCTTGATGGGAGTATTATACAGGCCGAAGGAAAGTATGTCAACAACTTTTTTGGTGGAAGACCTATATAAATTTTTTCATGCCTGGGTGGTAAAAAAGACTTGACACGGCATCGTTTTGGCACTATAATCGGCGCCGTCAGAGACTATGCCTTTTAAAAAAATTTGCGCTAACAGTTAAAAACTCCTTGACTTTTTTACTTCTAGGCTTTATACTGGCGCGCCCGCGCCAAAAATTTCATATAAACCAGCCCGGAGCCTAAAATAGACTACTGAAAAACTCGCACACGTTTTTTATCGTTTCTGCGCCACATAGGTTAGATACTTCACTCTCGCACTGGCGCTAGGGCGCCAAAAATTTCTGAAAAGCAACCCTTTTTTCAGGAAATTTTTGGCGGGAGTGTTTCACGTGAAACAACCTAAATGAGAATGGTTCTCATTTGGCCGCGCCCCTCAGTTGGTCGGTTAGGGGCGCCCCTCAGTTGGTCGGTTAGCATTCCAGATTTTCAAGTGTAGAATTAAGGGTTGACAGCAGAGAAAATATCCCCTCTTCTTTGTTGTTGTAGTCGATCACATGCCAATCCGAATCGATAACATTTTCTTTTAATAATGTCATGCGGTCATAATACGAAAGCGCATTTTCATCATTAGCGGAAAATTTCCAATAGGTCAATGGTGATTTTTTGCGTTTTTCAATACGCGCGCGCTGTTCGTTTTCATCAATCGAAAGCCAGAATTTAATTATATGCACGTTTCTGGATTTTTCCCAATCTTTGTGATCTTGAAGAAAATTAGTGAATTGCTTTTCAGAGCACCAATTATTCAGACGTTGAACCATAGCGCGTGAATACCATGATCGATCATAGAACACAATTTGGTTTTTTGTGGGCATTCTACGCGACCAGTACGAAAGCCATTTTTTCATTGTTGATTTGCTTGGCTTCTGGCTTAAATGCACAGAGTAATGCTTCGGATTAAGGTAGTGTGTCACCTCGCGGATCGTGCTAGATTTTCCGGCAGTGTCGCGCCCCTCAAGTACAACGCAAATTCCTTTATGCGCTAAACCTTCCAGATTGTGATTAAGTTTCGCTTGCTCTTTTTTTATGCTCATGATAAGCCCCTCGCAATTAGATAGATGATACCGCCGACCAAAATTAGGTCGGCACAGATTGAATAAACGATATAGGCCTTGAAAAGCGCCGCGAGTATTTTTGTTTTCATTTTCCTGCCTCCAGAATTTGCTTTCTAGTCATATCGGCCAACAGGTAATGCAGAATAGGGGCCTCATAGAATTGTGCATCCTCGAGCGCCGTATGCGGCTCGTCTTCTAAATCAGCGCCCAAAATAAATTTAGCCATTGTGTCAGCAGTCATTGACGGGTCGCGTCTTTTAGCAGTCAAAAAACCGTTAGCGTTGCAGAAGTCATGATAGTCCGCAAGTGTGCCAATCTCACGCTTGGCGGCTTTCATCAAGCAGAACGATTGAGCGAAAACACCTAAATCGATTCGAGTATTTCGACATTTGCCCAGATCGAACGCCAGATTATAGGCAGTTAATACAGGCGTATATCGCGCATTGATACCCGAAAGCCATTGATTGATTAAACCAACGCTTGAAATCGAACGCTCGCCAGAATCAAGCATAGAATAATAGTTCTTCTCTCGTCGCTTTGCGGATTGTTCAGACCATAGCGCAGAATCGGGAGCGGTAGGATCAGAGAACAGGGAAAGCGAGCCGAAATGATTCAAGACCATTGCGCCGAAACGTTCGACAATTTCACCCTGTCTGGTAATTAATACCGCACCAAAATCGGCAACAGTACCGCGTTTTGTTGTTTCAGTGTCTACGATCAGATAATAATGTTTCATTGTTTAGGCCTCCTCAGCCATTCGATTGAGATTATATAGTACAGGATCAATCACACGAAATCCAGCATTTTTTAAAGTTTTTTGCACATCGGCATTGTCATCCCACAGGATCACACGCCGACGAATTTCCTCAAAGGACACGCCGCGCAGAATTGCGAGATCGTGCATTTTAGATAGCTTGAATATACCCGCGTCTCTCATGTCATCCGCAGAACGCGAGAGCGTAAAACGTGGGCGCATGTTGCGAACGTCAAGCCATGTAGTGTCGGCCTCACCCATTACCCGCGAGGTGCAGATACCAACGTCGAGGCCTTCCGCTATAGCTTGCACCATAGTATCCGCAAGCGGCAACATTGAATCTTTCGCTACATTGTCGGGCGTGTTCATTCTACGCCAGTCGTCTAGCGTTTCACCTTGTCGATGAGCCGAGTCAATGACAGTTTCGTCAAGATCAAATAAAAAGATTGGAAGCATAACCGATAATTCCTATAGTGTTTAATATGAGCAAATTATAACATTTTGTGTCGTATGCTTGCAAGCTCAATAATGCAAGGCCGAGCATCGCCATCACTTGACCGAGGGCCGTAGTGATGAGGAAAGGAGCCGCACCCATAAGCGCGGTTCCAATCCAAGAGGAGACCGAAACAAGGCGATTCATTATCGAATCGCCATTAGAAGCGCGGATAATGCCCGAGCGTCAGACTTCGAGAGACCCGCGAGAGCTTCGGGGTCGGCGTCAAGCGCTATCACGATAGCGTCAACAATATCGGCCTTTGATACGCGAGGGCCGGCAGAGGAAACCGTTTTGGGTTTCGGGGTGTAGTCAAGCCCGAGGTGTTTAACCTTTGAGATAACAGATCGAACGCTCAAGCTGTGAGCTTCCGCAAACGCAGACGCGCTCTCGTAAGTGAATGATTCAACAGATTGCATTTCAGCGATCATGGTGGGAGTATAGTTGGACATAGTGTCTTTCCTTTTTAGTGTTATGCTTGATTGCATGGGTGGTATTATACCACGTTTTTTAAATTTGTCAAATACCGATTTGGAATAAGCTAATAGCATTTGGTTATATCTCGTGAGATAGTGCCAATGCCGCTACAGCAGTCGGTAAAAATGTTACGGTTGCGATTACAACACCTAACAAGTCACCAATAGCGGCCGACCAGATGCCAACGCCACAGGCAACGATTAAGAGAGTAAGCAGAGATAAGAGTGTAAAAATTTTCATGTCGGTATATCCTTGTTGGTATGTGTAGGATTTTACCACAGTTTCGAGTTTTGTCTAATACCGATTTGGCATAAGGAAGCCCGTTCTTATAACCAAATGTGCGCCCCCTTATTTGGTCGTCAGATGCTAACAAAAAAATAAAGGGGCGAAAATATAGCGAATGCGAATGCGAATGATTCGCATTAGGGGGCGGTAATGAGACTCATTCTCATTTGGCTCGGCGAGACCCCTCTTTTTGCGCAACTTGGGGTATTTTTGCAAGCAAAAAGGTGCTAAAATTAACCGAAAATTAACACAATCTTTATCAAATCTTAACAAAACTATGATATAATATTCACAGAGGAGAAATACTATGAAATTTTTTATTTTTATGATCGCATTCACATCAACCGCTCACGCTGCACCCTATATTGAGTACAAAAACAAGTACGACTTGCGAGTTCAACAAAGCAAGGATAATTATGTTCGAATCGGCTACAAGACCCCCAAGCTTTACGGAGAGGTAGGAAAAGATTCGGCCGAAGTAGGATATAAAATAAAAGCCTCAAACTTTACTTTTAAGGGAAAAGTTGAAAGTACTGAGGACTTTAAGAAGACTACCCTTGAAACTGAAGTCAGGGTGACCTTCTAAATAAAATTCTTGACATTTCAATTTTTTTAAACTATAATAAGCATTCCTGAGAAAAAATGAATTTTCCCAAAACCCACCGATCGAAAGATCGAAGAAAACTAAAGGAGTTATTATGTTTAAAAAGACATGTCAAACTGTCTTTCTTATGAGTGTCGCTTCTAGTGCATTCGCAATGGAAGAAGTCGTTGTAAAAGGCGACCTAGGCAGTTTACCCGGCGAACGTGTTGAAAGCGTCTTCGGATTTGAAAAATCAATTATAGATACACCCCGTTCCGCATCAACCATCAGTGAAGAGATGATGGATCGTTTTAATATGCAAGATATCGATGAACTCGTAGCTCTTGCTCCAGGTACTTTCACTCAATCATTTTTCGGTGTTGCAGGTTCCTTAGATGTTCGTGGTACTGCTGGTGAGACTTACTTTCGCGGCATTCGTCGTCTTGATAACCCCGGTAACTACCCTACTCCGATTGGAGCCTCTGATCGAGTAGATATCGTTCGAGGCCCTGCGTCTCCCATCATGGGGCCTTCAAAGATTGGTGGTTATCTCAACTTTAATCCAAAATCTGCTCGTATTGAAGAAACTGGTTCGTACATCGAGGAGCGTGTCGGAGAACTGTCTTACTCAGGAGGCAGCTGGGGCCGAAATGTTTTGACTGCAGAAGTTGGAGGTCCCGCAGCAATCGGTGGAAAACCTCTCGGCTACTACCTCTATGGAGAAGTAGAGAATTCTGATAGCTTTTACACAAATGCACCCGGAGTGAGTCAATCTCTGGTACAAGCATCTTTTGACATGGACTTGAGTGACAATGTTCGAATTCAGTTTGGTGGCATGGTACACGACTACAAAGGTAGCCAAAACGCTGGCTGGAATCGTTTAACTCAAGATCTGATCGATACCGGTACTTACATTACAGGAACTCCAACGCCTCTTGATACTTCTGGCGATGGAGCTATTTCGCATGATGAGTACTATGCAGGAAACATTAATCCTTTTGCTTTGTATGCCTTCTTCGGACAGAAAGACATGGATTTGGCAACTCTATCAGATGCCTCTTTCGGTTTTGATTATGAGAACTCAAATATGATTCTAGAGAACGTAGGAACTGCAATTCTTCCAATGTCGTCAACGCTGATCGCTTCTGATGACTTACTGGAGAACAAGGTGAATACTCTCTACTTTGATATTGATGTTGGACTTGGCTCTTGGGATTTGACGAATAAGTTGTTTTATGAGTCATACGAGAACTTGAATGAGAATGCTTATGGATTTTCACAGTTTCACGACGCTTCTGTGATTGAGGATCAATTGATTCTTTCACGCGTCTTTGATGGTGACTCTCTTACTACATCGATACAAATATCTCCTTCGATTCGACGAACTGAGTTTACACATGGAGATGACTACTACAATGAGTATTTTAGTCGACGTGATCTGACAGGGCCTTCAACTGCTCTTGACCGTCGAGTACTGGCAACTCGAATTGACTCAGAGTACAGCGAATACTATGTAGGTGAGTACACAAATCTTGGATTTGGTGTAATGGCTGACTTCGCACATGAGAGCGGTCTATCTCTTCTTTTAGGTGCACGTTATGATGTTATCGACATGGAGTCTACAACACCTGCGGGTAAGACACAGTCTGATTCAGCTTTTACTTCTTCGGAAGGTGGTGTTGATGTTGCTGTAAATAGTGCAACGGCTGAGCCTTCAGGAGTTTCCTGGTCAGGAAGCTTGAGTTACTCTATTGGAGGTTTCGTACCTTACGTTACAATGTCAGAGCAAAACACTGTGATTGCGGGTCAGGGATCTGAGCTACAGGTTGGCAATGTATTTACGGGTAACGCCTTCGGATCTTCAGAGTTAATGGAGTATGGAGTGAAGGGTAGTCTACTAGACGATCGTTTATACTTTGCGGTATCTTCTTATGAAATGGAACGTACTGACTTTAATGCTCAGTCTATTACAGTAAACCAAGCGGTAAAGACAGAAGGTACAGAAGTTGAAGTGCGTTGGGCCGTAAACGAGAAGTTTCTTATGACATTCGGCTATAGCAATGTTGAAGCACTGATGTTGGCGACGATCGCTGCAGGCAGTGAATTCTCATTCCTAGGACAAGCAGATTTACCTTTAATCGATCCTACTTTGTTGTGGGGCGGTCAAGTTGGTGGTTTGATTCCTGTCGGACCGAGCGAAGGTGTTCGAGCTGGTATGCCTGAAACTATCATGTCTGTTACTGGTACTTACGACTTCGGTAATGGTATTGCTGTTAGTGGTAGCGTAGTTGATGTAGAGGCTGTAGCGTCTGGTCAGTCTTTCGCAGTTACCCTTCCCGCCTATACCCTAGTAAACTTAAGCATGAGCTACGAAGCTGATAACTGGTCTCTGATTGTTGCTGCAAAGAATGTTACTGATGAGCGTTACTTTCGAGCAAACTTCCCAGACCTCTTTGGAACCACAGTTGTTCTACCTGAGCTGCCAAGGCATTATCAGGCAAAAGTATCCTATCGTTTCTAAGAAGAAAGGGGCTCCGGCCCCTTTTTACTGCCCCCTAACCAAAAAAATTTCTTGACATTTTTGCTGAACTGTGCCAGAATATCATTCTGGAGAAAAAATGAATTTTCCCAAGAATAAAAATGGAGACATTTTATGAAATACTTACTCGCATTTCTTGCGTTTTTTACTTTACCAGCTTTTGCTGAAATCAACGGCTCTGTAGGAGCAACATCCCAATATGTTTTTAGGGGTCTCTCTCAGGGTGAAGACCCTGCGTTGCAGGTAGGTATTACTGCTTCCTCAGAAAATTTTTATGTTTCTTTTTGGGCAAGCCAGGTGGACGTCGCTCGTGATGTACATACAGAAGCAAACTATGCTTTTGGCATAAAAGCGAAGGGTTTTGATGTTGGCGTTCTTCAGTATGATTATTATGGCGATGATCTCGAACTTGGTGATGAGAGTCGTGAAGTTTATGTAGGTTATGCGGCCGGTCCTTTCTCAGCGTATGCTTTTCAGGATATGGATACGAAAGACAACTACTATAATATAAATGCAAGCCATTCATTCGATCTTGTAGATGTTTCAGTTTTTGCTGGACATGCAGAAGACTATGACCATGGAGGCGTGAAAGTTTCTCGCTCCTTTAATAAGTTCAATCTCGGTTATACCTTTGATTATAGACGTGATGCTTCGGAGCATTCGGTAGGACTTTTCTACAACTTCTAAACAAAAGGGCCTTCGGGCCCTTTTTCCTACCCCCACCTCAAAAATAAATCTTGACTTTTCGCTCGTATTAGAATACAATTGACTCATGAAACTCGTAAAAATGGCACCAGAAAATCTTGAAGTAGCCAACGCATATTTAAGCACTGGCAATGCAGTCGTTGCTGCAAATCATTTAGGATGTACTCCAGACCAGGTCTACGAGATACTTGAGAAATCAGAAGTAAAAGATTATATTAACTCGGTCTACCTCGACCAAGGTTATCGTAACCGTTTCCGCCTTGCAGAATTACTAGACGAAGTCATTGAAAATAAAATACAAGAAGCCCGTGACTCCGATCAATACTCTAGCAAAGATTTAGTTGATATAATTGCTCTTGCTCATAAAGTGTCAGAAGATCATCGAAAAACTTCGAATACTACGAACATTAAACAGCAGAACGTTCAAATCAATTCTCCTTTTGGCGAAGGAAACTATGGTAAGTTAATGGAGAAGTTGCTTGGAGCACCAGAATAAAGAGTTGCAAGATTTAAAAATAGCTTTTTTGCAGCATGAAGCTGTATGTGAAGAAAGATGGAGAACAATATTTAATGAACTCCGAGAAGGGAAAGAAGAAAGTAAAGAAAGGTGGGCTGAAGTAAAGGTCTCGGTACTACACCTTCATCGTCTCGTTTGGGCTGGAGGCGGAGCACTCATTCTCTTTTTAGCGGGAATGATTATGAAAGGACAGTTATGATTTTTAAAAAAGGAAGTATGTGGAAAATTGCGGGAAGTGCTGCCAAGTACTCTACTGAAGAAGAGGCAAAAGCTGCTGCAGGAATAAAACAGACTGTAATAAAAGAAGCTCCTTTTGAAAAGAGAGCTCCTTGTAATGAATGTGCATGCGATCCATGCGAGTGCGGGGCAGAATGGAAGTCAGTCGAAGAGACATCTACCAAGAAAGTATAATAAAAGGGAGCTTTTTAAAAGTCCCTATTGAAAGTTATTTAGAACTATTAGGTATAGAGGCTATACCTTCACAGAGGGCTTTAATCAATGCTATTAATAATGATAAGTATCGCTTTATTGTTGGTGCTCTTAGTAGGCGGCAAGGAAAAACATATATTGGTAACATTATTGCCCAGTGTGTCGCCCTCGTACCGGGATGCCATGTACTTATTGTGTCTCCTAATTACAACCTTAGTAACATTTCTTTTGATCTCCAAAGAAATCTTATAAAACATTTTGACCTGGAAGTAGCGAGAGATAACGCAAAAGATAGAGTAATTGAACTCACTAATGGGTCTACAATTAGACTCGGTTCCGTGAATCAAATTGATTCCGTTGTAGGAAGAAGCTATGACTTTGTTCTCTTCGATGAAGCGGCATTGGCAGATGGAGAAACTGCCTTCAATGTTGCCATCAGACCTACTCTTGACAAGCCGGGGTCTAAAGCTTTATTTATTAGTACTCCTCGCGGAAGGAATAATTGGTTTAGTCGTTTTTATAATCGTGGCTTTACTGATGAATTTGATGAGTGGGTAAGTATAAAAGCAACTTGGCAAGATAATCCTCGAGCATCGGAATCTGATATTGCAGAAGCTCGTCGTTCTATGAGTCAAGCAGAGTTCTCCCAAGAATATGAAGCAGACTTTAATATCTTCGAAGGGCAAGTATGGAACTTTGATTACGATAACTGTATAGCTGACTTATCAGAAAAAGATTTTACAGGTTGTGATATTATCTCAGGACTTGACGTAGGTTTTAAAGATCCAACCGCTTTTTGCTGTTTAGCTTATGACGGGGATAAATACTATTTAATGGAAGAGTATTATGCCGCAGAGAGAACAACAGAAGAACATGCAGGTTTCTTAGCTGAAATTATTGATAGAAGAGAAGTAGATTACTGCTTTATTGATGCTGCGGCGGCTCAGACAAGATTTGACTTTGCGCAGCAGTACGATATTTCTACTATAAACGCTAAAAAATCTGTGGTAGATGGAATAGGGCATGTAGCTAGTCTTGTTGACAATGGTCGCTTAATAGTAGATCAAAGCTGTACAGAGGTTCTTCGTAGTCTTGACCAGTACAGGTGGGATCCAAACCCTAACTTAATACGTGAGAAGCCGGTACATGACTCTTCTTCTCATATGGCGGATGCATTGAGATACGCACTTTATAGTTTTGAAGAGAACGCGCCAACATTTTAAACGTAACGAAAAAATAATTCTTGACTTTCAACTAACCCGAATATATAATTTATAAAAATGGTAGAGCTAAAAAGAGATCCGATAAAATACATTAGGGATAAAGCAAAAGCTAAGTATGAAAAAGCCTCCTCTTGCGAGATTTGCGGAGTCAAGATTAAATTAGATTTTCACCATTACTTTACTTTAGCTCCATTGTACCATAAATGGATTAAAGAGAAACAACAACTTCGTCCCGAACACTATACAGATGAGTATCTGATTATTTGGAGAGACGAGTTTATAGACGATAATTGGCAAGAGCTGTATAATGATACAGTCACTCTTTGCCATGATCATCACCTCAAGCTTCATAGCATTTACGGCCGTAATCCACCACTTCATACGGCCAAAAAGCAAATGCGCTGGGTAGAAATACAAAGAGAAAAACAACATGGCATGGTATAACTTCTGGCAAGAAGAAAAGTTAAATCCCGCGCAAGAAGAGATTGTTGTTAGTCTCGAAGGCTCGGGGCCGATCGCTTCCCGAGAAATTATTACTAATTACAGGGCGTATTATGAATACTTAGAAGTAGTCAATCGCGCTGTAAATATGATTGTAGATGATGCAGCTGAAATTCCTCTAAGAATAGGAGAGCCGGTTCAAGGATTGAATTCGGTAACCAAAGGGGTTAGACGTTCTCGTGTTGACTTATTGCTTAACAAAGAGCCGAATCCTTTCCAAGATATTTCCAGTTTTAAGCGAAACCTCATAATCGATTATATTCTAGATGGAAACATTTTTGTATACTTTGATGGGATTTCTCTGTATCATCTCCCTGCTACTTATATGGATATCGAGCCCGATAAGAAAACATATGTTCGGGGATATACATTTCAAACTAATGTAGATTATCTAACTAAAGAAGTTATCCATATTAAGGAAAACTCTTTTCATAGTATTTACAGAGGGACTAGTAGATTAAGGGCTGCTCAACGAAGCATGTCACAACTTACTCGTATGAGAGAGTTTCAGGATAACTTTTTTAAGAATGGCGCTGTTCCCGGTCTTGTGATCAAGTCTCCTTCCGTTATTAGTGAGAAAAATAAGGAAAGGATGATTCAATCTTGGATGACCAGATATCGCCCAGACGGCGGAGGCAGAAGACCTCTAGTACTAGATGGTGGCATGGAATTGGATGCTATCTCAAATGTGAATTTTAGGGAGCTTGACTTTGAAGCTTCTATCGAAGGAGCAGAAAAAGAAATACTAAAAGTATTAGGCGTTCCTCCCATCATGCTTGACTCAGGAAACAATGCAAACATTCGTCCTAACCATAGAATGTATTACTTAGAGACTATTCTTCCTATTGTGGAGAAACTGACTAAGGCTATGGAGAGATACTTTGGTTTTGAGATTACACCGGATATTAGTAATATTCCTGCGTTACAACCAGAACTAAGAGACTCCGCAGCATACTATTCTACTCTTGTTAACTCTGGAATTATTACACCCAACGAAGCAAGAGAAGCGTTAAACTATGATGAAATTTTTGGCTCGGGAGAAATAAGAGTACCAGCGAATATTGCGGGCTCCGCAGTAAACCCATCAGAGGGTGGAAGACCCGAAGAATCAGAGGAAGACTAAATGAAAAAAACAGAAGTACTAAAGACCTTAGTTGACTTCTTCCACGAACAAGGAAGAGTACTAAGAAAAACGGAATATTATAGACTAGGCGCAGACGTATGGCCTATCCATCCTAGACTTCTAACAAGATACTTTAGGGGCAGAGGTTATAACTCTATCCTTAAAACTGCACAACATATGTATCCGGCAGACTGGGCTTCAATCGGCACTGCGCCCGTTGAAGCTCCGAAGCCTGTTAAAAAGCCCGTTCTTGAACCGGCTTCAGAAGACGATCTTTCTCCTCTGGAGAAATTAAAGTCTTTAAAAGAAGGAGAATCAAGTGAATAAGATTTTTCACATTGGCTCCACATTTAAAGCGTTTGAAGAAGGGGATGATCTTCATATCGCTGGTATGGCTAGTACTAATAGTACTGACCGTGTTGGAGATGTAATTGAGACTGAGGCCTGGACAAAGGGCGGACTTCAAAATTACTTAAACAATCCCGTAATTCTTTTTAATCATGACTACAATCAGCCGATTGGCCGAGCAATTACGCTTGGTACGAACGACAATGGTCTGCAGTTAAAAGCAAAAATTGCTAAATCTGCTGGTCACGTAGGTGAATTAATTAAAGAAGGTGTCCTTGGAGCTTTTTCAGTCGGGTTTCGAGTCAAGGATGCGGAATATATGACCGAAACCGATGGATATAAGATTAAGGACGCAGAATTACTGGAAGTTTCAGTAGTAACGGTTCCTGCTAACCAAGCTGCAACCTTTTCTCTTGCAAAATCTTTTAACTCAGAATCTGAGTACGAAGAATTCAAGAAATCTTTCAAAACCGAAGATTCCGTGGAAGAAAAACACATACTTAATATTCAGGAAACTGAAGACAAAGTAACTGTTGAGTTTGAAAAACATTCTGAAACCGAGTCAATGCCTAAAGACTTATCACAAGTCGAAGTACAGGAGAAAACTATGAGTGATATCGATATCGATGCGATTGTGGCTGCTGCTGTCGAAAAGACCGCAACTGCAATGGCAATGAAAGACGCTGAGCGCAAAGCAGAAGAGCAAACGCGATTGGAAGCAGAGCAAAAAGCTGCTGAAGACGCACAAGTTCAAAAAGCTGCTGAAGAAGCTCGCATTGTAACCGCTGTTTCCAGCGGTACAGAAAAATTAATGGCTGACGTTGAAGCTAAAATGTCTGAGAAAGAAGCCGACCATATGGAAGTTGTCAAGCAATTCGAAAAAGAATTGTCTGAGAAATCTGAGGAAATTCAGAAGATGCGTGACAGTAAGCGAGTATTCGCTGACCGTGGCGAAAAATCTAGTTTCACAGAAGACGACATGGTAAACGCGCATATTCTAGGTGTAGTTACTAACAAAGGATTAGAAGGTACCAAGTTTGGTCGTTCTATTCTAGAGAAAGCTACTAATAATACTGCGGGTGTTCGTTTGCCTGCTAGTGCTAGTGATGACTTTGAAACTACTGTTTCAACTGCTATCGAACGTGACATTGAGCTCGAGCTTGTTCTCGACCCTCTGTTCCGTAAGATTCAGATGAACGCTGCTTCAATGGTTATTCCAACTATGCCTGATTCAGGTTATGCAGAATGGCTTAGCGCTAACGCTGCTGGAACAGGCGCAGGCGCTGCTCCTAAAGGTAACCTGGGTTCACGTGATGAAGCTTCACCCGGCGCCAATGCTGGGGTTACTTTAGGATCTAAAGTATTGACCGTTGAGAAGTTGGTTTCTAAGTCTTTTATGGCTAACGAAACTGAAGAAGATGCAATTATGCCTGTTCTTCCTTTGATTCGCGAAGCTATGGTTCGTGCACATGCACGTGCTATTGAGCATTCAATCCTTCAAGCTGGCTCTTCTGAAGTAGTAAACGCTGGCGGCCAGAATGGTTTGATCAAGCTTGCTACTGATGACACCAAAGTACTTGACTCCGGCGCTTCTGCCGGTGCCTATGTAGCTACTACTGCTGCTTTGTTGAACATGCGTCAAGCAATGGGTAAGTATGGTCGTCGTCCGAGTGACGTAGTATATATTGTATCTTTGGATGCATACTACGATATGCTTGATGATCCAGAATTCCAAGACGTCAACCTCGTTGGAAGTGATCGCGCTACTAAGATCTCAGGCGAAATTGGTCAGGCTTACGGCTCACCAATCATCGTTTGTGACGAGTTCACTGGCGGAAAGACTGCTAACAAGGTTTGGGGTGTTGCTGTTAATGCTCGTAACTTCTTGGTACCAGTACTTCGCGGTGTTACTGTTGAGTCTGACTATGAAGTCGCTAACCAACAGCGAGTTCTTGTTGCTACGCAACGTCGTGGTTTCGACCAGATGTTTGCTGCTGCTGGACAAGTTGTTGCGCACAAGTGGTAAGATAGTATCTAGGATGGGAAGCTTTCGGGCTTCCCAAGCCTTTTTTGGAAAATAAATGGCTGATTTAATTACTTTAGATGATTATAAATTACTAGAAGGGGTAAACTCTACTCAGTACGATGAAAAGTTCGAGACGCTAATTACGAGTGTAAGTAAGCTTGTCCGAACTTATTGTAACAGTGAGTTTGATACCTATGCCTCTGGTTCAGGATACACAGAATATTTTGATATTCAGTGGGATACTCATACAGTTCAGTTAAAGTATAGCCCCGTTATTAGTATTACAAGTGTACATGAAAGAGTGGGCCAGGCTAGTGCTTATACACAATTATACACTAATGGAGGAGGAACACCCCCTGAGTACTCGTGGTACTTAGACGCCTTTTCAGATTCTGTATTTAGAACACATGAAGGGGGTTCTTACAAAGCTTGGCCTCATGGAGTAGGTTCTGTTAAAGTTGTTTATTTAGCTGGCTATGCAACTATCCCTTCAGACTTACAGTTAGCTATTGCAGACATTGTCACATACTATCATAAGGATGAGTGGAAAGAGAGACAGAGTATTGGCTCTGCAACTCGCGAGGGTGCAGGAAGCTCCGCCATACGAAATGATCCAGGGTTTCCCGACCATATCCGTAGAGTCCTAGATATGTATAGAGTGTCATGAGTAAAGCATTTTTAAGAAAACTCTTAAATGAGCTAGATAGAGATCTTAGCAAGAATAGTGACGAGTATAGAAGAGAGACATCCGACAGAAAAATAACTACATTAAAAATGACAGTAAATGGCCTAATGTCTCATAGCTACAAGCAACTGGGATCTCTAGTGCCTAAAAACAAAACAGAAAAAGCTCAGCTAGACGAGTTAATTAGAAGTGGTTGCGGATATATAGCAGAAGAGACTTTTAAAGCTGCAAAAGCAAGTTTCCCTGATAACATAAAAGGGAATAACTACTGGGCTTTTTCAGTTGTAGTAGATCAAGGACTAGAGACTCCGTTTGGTCACATGAGTATTTTTAATACTGTAAAGTCTTTCTATACTCAGCCAAAGAATGAATATATCGCTGCTCTGAATAACTTTTTTAATACTCGGGGAAAGAACGTAAATTTGGATAGTAGTAGTAATCAGTTTTTTAACTTAGAGCACCTAGAACACGATTCTGTTGCGGAACAACAAGTTACAGACTCTATCAATAAGTTCGGTAGAAGGGGAGGCTCTTTTAACACTAGAGGAGGTGATCTTACCGCTGCAGACGTAAAAGAGTTAGGGCTAGAGTTATTTCTATCTAAAACAGGTACGTTGGACAACGATACTATAGTAGTAGGCTTAGGTTCCAGAGTAGTAAATGCAGCTAAGTCTGGGGGAGAAAGAGCACTAAAAAAGCTTTATCAGGACACGATAAAAGAAGCTCTTATACGACTAGATTATTCAGAAAGCTTTGACGATAGACCCGGATCCGATAGTAGAAATGTTATTCGTCAAAAAAAGCTAAAGAAAAGAGTAAAAACAAAGCTAAACAAAAACATAAAAACTACAATAAAGACAGAACCGATTAAATTATCTAAAGGTTCTGTTAGCAAAACAAAGAAGAGAAAAACAAAGGTAACTAAAACTGAAGCGAGTCTAGGGACGTTAAGCGTAACCAAAGGCAAAGCGTCAAAAAAAGAGCCTTCCTATTCTAGTTTTATGTCATTACAAGTTTTAATTAATGCAAAGCTGCCTGATAGAGTAAAGAAAAATATGATGTCCCCTTCACTACAAAATAGAACGGGAAGATTCGCTGAGAGCGCGCGAGTAGTGGATATAACACAAACAAAGAAAGGGTTTCCGAGCATAGGTTTTACCTATCAAAAAAATCCTTACCAAATATTTGAGCAGGGTTCTGGAAAGACTCCTTGGGCGAGTGCAAGCAGAGACCCCAGAAAATTAATAGATAAATCTATAAGAGAAATAGCCCTAGAGTTAATAGAGGGAAGGTTCTATACTAGGAGGGTTTAAATGGCTACTAGAGATTATAGTACACGAAGAATGGCTATTGTAAAAGCTCTTGAAACTAAGCTTAAGCTTATTAATGGTAATTTCCCTTATAGAACAAATCTATATAACAACGTACTGCCTCGATTAAAATTCTGGGACGAAGTAGAAGACTTTCCAGCAGTTCATGTGAGTGCCGGGTCGGAAACAAGACAGTACCAAGGCGGAGGATATAAAGACAGATTTCTAACAGTTACTCTTCGGGTATATGTTCAAGAAGAAAATGCAATTTTTGCTCTTGAAAAGTTATTCGAGGACATAGAAACAGTTTTGGAAGACAATGGAAGTCTTTCCTACACAGACCAAGACGGGCAACCTCAACGTGTTCAGCAGATAACAATCTTGAGCTTGAGCACAGATGAAGGAGCCCTAGAACCTTTAGCAGTAGGCGAGATTATTTGCGAGGTTCGATACTAACCTTTTAGGTTAAGGACAGGGGAAACTGGTACAGTTTTCTCAGGAGAAATATAATGGCTTTACAATTTACAAGAAACGCTACCGTATACGTAGAACTTCTAGACGCTAACGGCTACCATAAAAATGGCTGGCAGTTATCTGTTTTAGACGGTTTTTCGTTCACCCAATCAATCAACTCTTCGGAAATCACAATCAACGAAGCAGGCTCCACCTCTCGTAGAGCTCGACTGCTTTTTAATGATAGTCTGGCTCCTGTAGAGTGGTCTATGAGTACTTATGCGCGTCCTTTCACAGACTCTTCTAAAACAAGAGCACCTGAAGACGTTCTTTGGGCTATGTCGCTTGGAGCTAATGATTACAACAACACTACTAAAGTATTTTCTGGCACTAGTTCAAGTCCTGCAGTAAATGCTGTAACTAATGGTACGAATACTTTTAATTTTAACAACTCAAACGTTTCTTCTTTCTCCGATAATTGGAATATCTATTTCGGTTTCGAAGACGGCACTAACATTCAATATTACAAACTACAGAGTTCTGTAGTTAACTCTGTTTCGATGGACTTTGATATTGATGGTATTGCAACTATCTCTTGGAGTGGTTTTGCAAAACAATTGGGAGATGAAAGCACTGTTAAACCCGGTTTTGTATTGCCGGTTGGGCAAGCTGTTACGGGAGCCTCAGGAAATGGTTCAGTAGCTACCTTGACCGTTGGAGCTACTACAGGTTTCCGAGTAGGACAAAGAATCTATGTAGAAGGCATGAATCCTGCAGGCTATAACACAGCTACTTCAGGCAGTTTAAAAACTCCTGCAGGGGCCCTAATTACTGCTCTAACTTCCACAACCGTTTCTTACGCTAGTGCTGAAAACGGAAGTTTCTCTTCTGGGGGCACATTAGGTAGTTTAAAAGCTGCTCAAGTAACTGCTGGAGAAGTGGTTATTAATACAGGATTGAATACAACAACTAATTTTATTAGGAATAGAATATCTACAGTTACCCTGCAAAATACAGCAGGCTCTTTAGACTACAATCTTGTGCTTACAGGAGGCAATTTAACCCTAGAAAATAATATTAATTATCTCACTCCAGAAGAATTAGGCGTAGTAAACGCTCCTTTAGCTAATATTACTGGCGCACGAAGCATTAGTGGTAGTATGACTTGTTACTTAGACAATGATACCGCAGGAGAGAAGTCAGGCAAATTATTTGCAGACTTAGTCGCGGATACAACTACTATCAGAAATGTTTTTGATATGACACTTCAAATGGGAGGAACCTCAGCGGGCCCCAGAGTTTATCTGGATTTGCCGACTGCACATTTGGAAGTACCTACTATTAATGTCGAAGACTTACTTACCTTAGAGATTAATTTCCACGGGCAAGTTAGCGGCGGTAACGTTGACCTAACAAACGAAGCAACTATTATATATAATAGCTAAGGAGAAATAAAATGGCTTTACAATTTACAAGAAATGCTACGGTTTACGTAGTAGGTGGAGGAGCTGTTTGGCAGTTGTCAGTTTTGGACGGTTTTTCCTTTACTCAATCAATCAATTCTTCAGAAATTACAATCAATGAAGCGGGTTCTACTTCTCGTAGAGCTCGACTGCTTTTTAACGATAGTTTAGCTCCTGTAGAATGGTCTATGAGTACATACGCCCGTCCTTTCAAAAGTTCTGGTAGTGTTCGCGCTCCGGAAGAAGCTCTCTGGGCTATGATGCTCGGTGCGACACATCATTCTTCGGGAGTTTTTAGGTCTTCTGCTTTTACAGAAGTAACAAGTATTAATGTACATACAGCAGGATTACAACCTAAAGGTCCTATATATGAAATTACCACCGCAGGAAGCTCTGTTAATTGGACAGCTATAGGAGCTTCGGCGGCTACTGCAGGAGCTAAATTTATTTACAATGGTGTAGCTATTACAGGTTCCGGAGGTGTAGTTACTGAAACTGATGAGATTAACCTAATTACTACGGATGCTAGTAATGGTACTCCTTCGGACGCTTTTGAGGATGATAGAAACGTATTTAACCTATCTAAGTCAAACGTTTCTTCTTTTTCAGATGGATGGGATATTTATGTAGCTTTCGAAGACGGCAGTAATAAGCAATATTATAAATTAGCCGATTCAGTAGTTAACTCTGCTTCTATTGATTTTGATATTGACGGTATTGCAACCATTGCTTGGAGCGGCTTTGCCAAAACTTTGACAGATGCTGGCACAAGCGCACCTAGTGCTATTACTTCTCCTACCCCTATTACGGGCGGACTGACCGATACGGATAACTTTATTCGTAACAGAATCTCCACGGTAAGATTAATAAATACAAGTGACTCCGATGCTTATACAGTAGTTCTTACTGGAGGCAGCTTCACTATCGAGAATAATGTCAATTATCTTACCCCAGAAGAACTAGGTGTAGTAAACGCTCCTTTAGCCAATATTACAGGGGCAAGAAGTGTGAGTGGCAGTATGACTTGTTACTTAGATAATGATATTTCAAATAGTAAATCTGGAGAATTATTTAAGGATTTGGTAGAGGATACAACAACCATTCGTAATACTCACTTACTCGAAGTAAATATAGGGGGAAGCTCAATAGACACTCCTAGGCTTCAGCTTACTATGCCTTCAGCGCACCTTGAAATACCTACAATTAATGTTGAGGATCTACTTACTTTGGAAGTTAATTTCCACGGACAAGTACAGGGCGGTGACGTAGATAAGACCAATGAAAGTCTTATAGCTTATAAGGCATAGAAAAAATAATTCTTGACAATTAGGTAGTAGTTTTGTATAATTACTAAATGTACGGGGAGGAATTTCTCCCCTTTTTTTCATTTAAAAAATAATAGGAGTGATTTATTGTGGAGTGGGAATTAATAAAAGAATATGTAGGCCCTGTAACAACAACCGACCCGGATAATCCCGACGCGGCTCCTGTGGTTACACCTGGCACTGTTACTATACGCCTTACATATAAAGACCACAGAGAGGACAGAGAGTTCATGCCACCTTTGGATAGTGACGGGAAGTACAGCACTGATTTGATGACTCAATTTGCCAATAGTTTAGCCAGCAATCTTAAAGAAAAGTATGACGCCGGCCAACGCTGGGTATAATCTGTTACACCGGAGGAGCTAGTATAGGAGATAACTGTGGCGAGGTTTGAATTTTTAAGAGAAGGAAGAGTATGGTTAGAATACGACAATACCTTCTATCTTTTGCATACAGCTCGAGACGTTACCTTCAACCAAACCTTTGAAGAAAAAGGGGTGCCTAGAAGAACCTTACAACAACAAACAAACTTTGTTCAAGGTTCTTCCATAACCCAAGCAAATCCCGCTGATTTTTCTTTCACCCTCTATCTATTGGACGGTGAATCTAGTTTTAAGCATCAACATAAGCCCTTAGACTTGCTTTTGAATACGAACGCTACGCCCGAAGGCGTAGACAATTTCAATCTATATTTTGTATATTCGGATTATAGTCCAGAAACATACTATAAATTAGAAAGATGTGTATTTACTTCAGGTTCGTTTAAAATACCAAGAAACGGTTTAATGACTGTTAATTTGTCAGGTACGGGAAGCAAATTGAGAAGATTAGAAAGTTCTTTCTCTCAGTCTACCCATTCAAATTATACTACAAGTCCTTCATATGCAATATCGAAAGAATTTGACATTGAATTTAAACCTTTACTTTCGTATACAAAACAAGACAGGATCTTAGGCGCAACTATAGAAGTCCAGAATAATATATCTTGGACAGCTAACCCAACCCTTCAAGATTCCCTATCTGTTACTGCAGAGTTCAACACTATCTTTCCGTATAATTACACTTTATCTGATAGAAATATCGGAGGAAGTATACAGCAGTATACTGATGGAGAAGTAAATAATAGTGGAGGCTCACAGACTTACATTCAGTCTTGGAGAGATATGGATATTCGTATCTCTGCAGGACTAGCGTCTAATAATCTTCAGCTATTAATTACCCTTCCTGACGCTCGTTTTACAGCGAGAACCACTTTTGGGGAAGTATTTACCCAGAACTACGATTTTCGAGCGATCGAAGATACAACAACATTTGTTTATAATTAATATTTAGGAGATTTAATGAAATTAAAAGATTTAATGGTGGATACCAAGTCAGCATGGCTAGACTTTCCAGGTTGCCCCGGGTTTGAAGTAGAGGTATGCAATCTTTCACGAAAGGAGTTAATGGCTCTAAGAAAGAGATGTATAGCGCAAAAGTTTGATCGTAAGAGTCGACAAATGATAGAAGACCTCGACGAAGAGAAATTTGTTACGGAGTTTACTAAAGCTACCGTACACGGATGGAAAGGCTTAAAATTAAAATATCTAGAAGACTTAATTCTTGTGGACCTGAGCTCTCAAGATGTAGAATCTATTTTAGACTATGATCAAGAGCAAGCAGAATTACTAGTATCTAACTCTACAGAATTCGATAATTGGATAAACGAGGTAGTCTTTGACCTTGCCAACTTTCGCGGAGGACCAAAAACAGATCCTTTGGGAGCGCTTAGAGAAGTGGCAGACAAATAGTTCTATTGGAATGACTAAAGAAAAATATCTGGATATGGAGAAACAACTAAAAAGAGAACCAAATCCAGATAAATGTCCTCCGGGCATAGAAGACTTTCCAGAAGAGACAATACAGGCTTTAGAGATTTTTAATTATTTGGGAGACCGGGTGTACCCAGATGTTGGATACACAGGAAAAGATTATACTAATCTTCCCGTATTAATGCAAATTTATAATATTCAGAACAAAGAACTTTTATTAGATACTTTGTTAAGGCTTGATTCGGAAGCGATTAAGACTTCTCAAGAGAAGATTAAACGTGAATTCGACAAGGTAAAGAGCAAAAATCGTGGCAAATAATTCAATACTTTTTGAAGTTATTGTAACAGACAAGGGCTTACAAGTAGTCGAAAAGAAACTCGATGGGGTAACTTCCTCAGCTAATCGAGCGACCGGCGCTACCGAGAGAATGTCGAAGTCTCAAAAGAATAACGCCGCTCAGTTTAATAAGCAGCAAAAAGGGGTAGCACAGGCTACTTCTAACTCCACAAAGAGTTTTGCAAAACAAGCCCAATTTATTCAAGGCGGGCTTGTTCCTGCCTATGCTGAAATTGCTTCTCGTGTTTTTGCAATTACAGCTTTTTTTGGTGCTCTACAAAGAGCCGCACAAACAGAAAAACTTGCACAAGGTTTGGAGGTCTTAGGGGTCTCTTCCGGTGTTGCTTTGACTACTTTATCTAAAGGGCTTCAAGAAGCTACGGGATTCGCTCTTTCTATGGAAGAATCTATGAGGTCTACGAACCTTGTAATTAGCGCAGGATTTGATTCCTCTTCAATAGAAAGATTAGGAGAAGTAGCTAGAACGGCAAGTATTGCTCTTGGCAGAGATACCGCCGACTCTCTTTCCCGACTAACCCGGGGTGCTACAAAGCTGGAACCTGAACTTCTTGATGAATTGGGCATAATGGTTCGCTTAGATGAAGCTACTTCAAACTATGCAAGTAAGATTGGCAAAACAGTGTCCGAACTTACTAACTTCGAACGAAGACAAGCCTTTATGAATGCAGTTCTAGAAGAGGGTGAAAAGAAATTTTCCGCTCTAGCAGGTGTTGACGTAAGTGCTTACGATAAGATAGCGGCTACTTTCAATGATTTAAGCAAGACTCTTCTAAATGTTGTAAACTTCGCTTTTAGTCCTTTGCTCAAGGTCCTCGCTTCCTCTAAGATACTATTATTAGGGTTTTTCACGGCTTTTGGTGCTACCGTATTGAGAAGTATTGCACCCGGACTTTCTGATCTCGGATCTAGATATTCAGATCTTAGAGCACAAGTAAAAGCAAGTACACTAGGTCAAATACAGTCTCTCTCTGTATTGAAAAATACTGGCCCTGCTTTTGCTAAAGTAACTGAACAGATAGAGGCCGGAGTTCCTATCCAGGAAGCTCTTAATACTGCAAGAGCTTCTATGGCAGGTACTTTAGGACAACTTACTAAAAAACATAAAAAAATGGTACTCGCAGAAGGGGAAGCCAGTGAGGGCGCAAGAAGATTAAAAGCAGAAATAGACGGACAAAGAAAATCGTATAGAGACCTTGGGGTAACCATTCAAGGAGTAGTAAATGCTCAACAGAACTTAACTAATGAGCAACAAATTTCTACCTTGTTGGGTACTGGAAGATTCGCTGAAGCCTGGGCACAAGCTAAGGAGTTATTTGCAAACTATGGCTCACAAATAGGAGAGGCAGGTAAGGATCAAGGCGCGTTTCATAAAATATTAGCTAAGCTAGGCCCAATATTTGGAGCTACTGCAACTGCTGCACGAATAGCGGGTACAGCAATTTCCCTCGCCATACCCATTTTTACGGCGATTACAGTTATTATAGGTGCTTTTGATGTGATGATGAAGGGTGTTACCTGGGTTATGGAGAAATTTGCTCCTGCAGCTGCTAAAGCCAATGCAGCATCCGCAAAATTAGCAGAAACTGTAGACGAGCTTGAAAAGACCTTCGAACAATTAAATGAGACTGCCAATGCTAGTAATGCTGTATATAAAACGTTAACTGCACGAACAACTGCAGCTGCTAATGCTTACTCGAATTTGGCAGCGCAGTCTCAGATTGCTTACGACGCTCTGCTTAGAGCTAGAAAACTTGGTGAGACTCCTGTAAATATGTTGTCGGGTCTACGATCAATGAGAGACGCTATTCTGGCCAGTGATGAGCTTACTGAAAGATATAAAAAGATGTATGATATAGAAGGCGACGTTGGTGATCACATAATGGAGCGAGCTGGAGGTAACGCGGTAGGTGCCCTAAGGACTATGAAATCAATAATAGAAGACGTCTTAGATCCTCAGAAAAAATTTACAGACGAATTGAATAATAGTAATTTAGCTGCTACGGTTGCTGCTAAAGGAATAAGAGACTTATATAATTCTATACAAAATAAAACTCCTTTCGATCAAGCAGTTGCTGATGTAACCGATTTGTCAAAAAATTTAAACAATCTGGCTAAAAGATCCGGTAAAGAAAGTGTACAGGCTTTTACAAATCTACAAGAACAACTAGACAAGGGCAGCTATAATCAGATAATAGATCCGCATATACTGAAGATGTTGAAAGACGCTTCGGTCACTACTGAAGAACAGGCGAAAAATCTTTTTGCTATGGCTACTATCGCTGTGAAACGAAAGAAAGACAGTCTTATACTCTTTCAAACAGAGTCAAATATAGCAAAAAGTAAAGAGCGTACGGCCCAAGCGGAACTTACAAAGCTTCAGGAAGGGGTACAAACCAGAGAGACTATAGCAGCGCAGCTCATGCACGAAGATCAAATTCTTCAGCAGCAGAAGAAGGCGGTAGACGCTAAACTAAAGATCGCGAAAGATACTTTAGAAACTACTGGAGAAACTGCCCTGACAGCAGAGCAAAGAGTGGTACAGGAGCAGCTAATTTTAGCACTGTCTACAGAAGGGGAAGCCATAACAGCTAAGAGATTAGAAAAAGAAGAAACGGCGTTAGCGACCGAGATTAAACTTACTGCGAAAACAAAAGAAAAAATAGATCTTGAGAAACAAGTACTAAACCAGATATTAGCAGGAGTGGATGCGAAAAAGAAAACCATAGAACTAGACGACAAAATTTTAAGTTCTGCGACTAAGCTGGCCAATGCTAGAAAAGGGCTGGCTGCGAGTGAGACAGCCACACAAGAGTTTGATAGAGTTAAGGAAAACTTTGAGGTGACCAAAAAAGGCGAAGTAACACTAAGTAAAGCTAAAAAGAGCCTTATGGACACTGAAAAAGAAACAAAACTAATGTTAATCGAGCTTCAGATGGATGTGCTGGCGATGGAACTTACTGTGCTTAGTAAGAAAATTGCTGCAAATAAAGAAATGGACGAGGGTACGAAGGCAAGACTACAGAACGAACTCTCCCAAAGTATAGCTAATGTTGGTAAAGAAGGTACCTTACGGAAGAGACTAAGGGAGAATCTTACTAAAGAAATGGGCTTGCAAGAAGAAGAACAGATCGCAGGCTACTATACGGCTAGAAATGCCGCCGAGAAAGAATTGATAGACACTAGGTTACAAGCAGCAGAACTAGAGAATGACTTAGCCAAAAGATTGACAGATTTAAACTCTCAAATTTTTGATAGTAAGATGTCTACTATAGACAGCGAGAGAAAGATTGAAGAAGAAAAATTAAAAGTTCAAAATTCTCAGACGAGAGCAGATAGAAGAAGAGTTCTAAGTGTCAAGCAAATTGCTGAGTTAGACCAAAAAACTCTCGAGAAGAAGAAAAAGTTAATTGAACAAGATACCAAAAATAAATTAAATGCTCTAGATCAAGAGTTCATATTGCTCAGAGCAAAAAGAGAGCAAACAAAAGCAGAGCAAGAGTTACTAATAGAGTCAGTTCGTTTGATCCTTGGAGATAAAAGAGCCGATGAATTAAAGTCTAAGCTAGATACCGCTTTTATAGCTTCAGGCAAACTCTTGGACATGGCTGAGACGGCTTCCAGAGAGAGAATCAAAGCTCTTGGAGAGTCTTTAATTTCAGATCTCAAAGCCGCCGCAAAAGATAGTGTGAAAGAGGCTTCCGCAACTGATTTCCTAGCAGGCACAAGCTCAAGCAAATTTTTACAGGAAATTAATGATGCTAAAGATAGAGGCGCGGTAACTAGAAGTAATGCCCAGACGTATTCGGAAGAGCAAAATGCAGCAGTAGCCTCTGCGCAAACTAAAGTCGATGGCATTCAGAGCGGAAAAGATGCAGAGGGTAATAATATACCCCTGGATGAGATTGATGCTCTCAACAAAGGGTTAGAAGAAGCCAAAATACGAGCAAAAGACGCAGAAATAGGTATAAAACAAGCTTTTATAGCTGCTACTCTTGAAGGTATTTCTCCGATGCTTAACAGGCTGAGAGAGCTGGGCCCTCAAGGAGAATTAGTAGCTACTGTTGTAGAATCAACTGCGGTCATGGGAATGGCCTTTTTAGAACTAGCAAAAAGCGGAAACACCGCAGCAGATAAGTTAGCTGCTGTAGGGGCAATTGTGCAAGGTATAGGAGCCATAATGGCAGCCTCTAGTAAAGCAAAAATTGCAGGAATTGACAAAGAAATTGACGCAGAGAAGAGAAGAGATGGAAAGTCAAAAGAGTCTCTAGCAAAAATCTCAGCACTTGAAAAGAAGAAAGAAAGAGCGAAAAGAAAAGCTTTTGAACAGAATAAGAAAATAGCAATGGCTGAGACAATTATAAATACTGCTGCGGCCGTAATGGCCCAGAAAGGAAACTGGCCAATGATGATATTGATGGGTCTATTGGGCGCTGCTCAGTTAGCAATTATTGCAGGAACTTCTTATCAAGGGGGAGGTTCTGCTGCGGGCGCTTCAACTCCTTCTTCTATAGGTATGGGAGAGAGGTCTAATAAAGTAGACGTGTCTAAACAAGCTTCCGGAGCAGAATTATCAGCTTTGAGAGGCGGAAGTACGGCAAATATTGGCGGACAAAATTTCATGCCCCCTCCTGCTTTTATGGGAGCACAGTATAGAGCGCAAGGAGGCCCTACAGCAGGTTACGTAGTGGGTGAGCAAGGTCCAGAACTGTTTGTTCCGGACGTGCCAGGGAAAATCGTTCCTAATGATGAGATGAAGCAATCTCAGCCTGTGAATGTAAACTTTACTATTCAAGCGATAGATACAACAAATTTCAATGATGCGCTTGTAACTCAAAGAGGAAATATTATTTCAATGATTAGAGAAGCCGCCAATACTTACGGAGAGACTTTTCTAGAGTCTGTTAATGATACAGCAATTACGACAGGACAAGGTAAACTATAATGGCATTCATGGACGTACTACCCGATCCCAATAGAAGGATTTTAGACTCTGGTAAAGGAGGAAATAATACTTCTAGCCCTACCACTGGAACTACTGGTCCCGGCTTTGCTTCGGTGAAGTTTGCCTCAGTTCAGCCCACTATGGTGTCTAGAACTAATGGAGGAAGGGTTGTTACTCGAGCACAAGCTACTCAGTACTGGAAAATAGATATCAGCTATAACCCTCTTACTAGGGCAGAGTTTGAGCCTGTAAACTCTTTTCTTATGTCAAAGCAAGGAAGACTTACACCTTTTTATGTAGTACTACCCCAGCATGATAATCCTAGAAGCGGCTTTACGACAATTGTTAGTACTGATGAGGCTGCGACTTCGGGAGCAACTAAAGTAAAAGTAGATGGTTTTGCTAACGCGGCCGCTGCGGGCCCTCGTCCCGGTGATTTATTCACTGTTACAGACACCACAAACTCAAACCATGTCAAAGCTTATATGGTTACAAGAGTAGAAACAAACACTGACTATGAAGGTACTCAACCTACTGCCGACGAG